ACAGCAACGTGTCCATGTGCGCGGAATCCACCTGGAACGCTTGCGCGGTCAAGAAGTCCACGATGAGTTGCCGCTCGCGCGCTCGCGCGTGGGTGATGATCTCGGCAGCGGTAACTACTTCACCGCGTGGCGTGGCCTCAGTTAGGTCTTGCATCAGCAGGCTTCAATCACTTTGCCGACGGTCAGCGCCCACTTGGGTGACCAGTGAAACTTGCCCTCTAGCCCAGGCTTATCGGGTAGGGGATTGACCGTGACGTAAGCCACCACCGTCTGCACCCACGCTGGTGCCGTGGCTGCTCGCTTGCCAACGTAGGCATCAAAGCCAGCAAGGTGCGCGTAGTGATCCCAGGTCGGCTGCGTGAACTGCCACGCCCCTGAGCCGTAGTTACCGTCAGCCTTGAACCGTCCTGAGGATTCCCTGAGCGCAGCACACTTGAGGAAGGCTTCAGCCTTAGGCGTGTAATGCGGCCCGTGGTACTCGGGCATCTGGAAATCAGCCTGGGTAGGCGTGGCGGCGAGTACCAACGCAAGAGCCGCCGCTGCCATCACTTGCCTGCCTTGAGTAGGTGGTCAAGTTCAGATTCGATTACCGCGTCTTTAAGCAACTCGGCAATAGATTCCGCGCGCAGCAGCTCCTGGCGCAGCCAGCGCACCTGGCGCTGGGACTTGGCGTAGCCCTTCCAATAGGCCACGAATGCAACCGCAGCGGTGAATAGGGCGAGGGCAAACAAGGTTTCCATCATGGGAATACCTCCTGAGGTGAGGGCTGGGTGGCCGTTTTCGCAGGCGACCACCCAGCCGCCTTGTGGGGGATATTCAGTTGTGTTCCGGCAGCGCCGGATAACGGCTGCCAACAGGAAAGACAGCCGCGTCTAGGGGGTGTTGTGAGAGGTGACCCAGCGCGGAGGGGGCGCTGGGTCGGTCAAGGAAATGCGCTACTAGCGAAATGTTTTGGACAGGATTTGCAATCTGCAAACCTGTCCCCTTACCGTGGGACATAGATGGCCCTCCAACCATCTGTCAGGTTGGCCGGCTTGCGCGTTGCGGGATTTAAGCAAAAGTGCCGCAATGCAATCGCAGGTCAGCCATCCTGATCAATCAGCCATCTCGGGGGAGATGGCCCAACAGGAAATGCTGGTGTGCAATGTCTAGTGGAACAATCACGCCCGTGTCCAGCAGACACGCGGAAATAATCAAGGAATATGAACGCCATGTGCTCAGGCTGGGCTACGCCCCAGGCACCATTGAGCAGCGCGTGGCACGGTTGCGCGCCTTAGGTGTGCCACCAGATGAGGCAACGTCAGCCGATGTGCTGGCAAGCCTGCCTGCCACGGCTAAGGCATCCACGAAGCGCGTCTACCTTGGCGCGCTCAAGGCTGCCTACCGTGACCTTCGCATCCTTGGCATCACCGACAATGACCCCACCGTGGGGGTGCGCCTACCCTCAGGTGGGCGTTCTATGCCTCGACCCTTGAGCGATGAGCAGGTGACGCACCTGCTTGCCCAGGTGGGTCGTGAGCGTGATTGGACGGTGCTCGGCTGCTATGCAGGGTTAAGGGCATCCGATGTCGCAGGGTTGTATGGCGAGGATCTTCTCACCACGCGCAGCGGGTTTGCCTTGCAACTTCACGGTAAGGGCAACGTGCAAGCCACCGTTCCTGCCCATGACCTCGTACTTGAGGTGATGCGCCGCAACCCTGCTCGCGGCCCGCTGTGGCGTATGCGGCCAGACTCGGTGAGTCACCGCTGGTCGGTGTGGGCCGCCGATCTTGGCGTTGATGCCACCTTCCACCAATGCCGGCATTGGTTCGGGACAAATGTCTACCGCAACTCAGGTGACATCTTGGTGACACGTGACCTGCTGCGCCATTCCTCGGTAGCCACCACGCAGATATACGCCGCCGTGGAGCCTGAGAAGTCCTATCGGGCTGTGGCTGGCCTATAAACAGCAATCACCCCCCAGGCGGCCTTTGTGGGGCTTCCTGGGGGGTGTTGCCTTGGGGAGGGACATAAACGCTTAGGGGGATTCCTCAAAGTATTCGCTCAAGTCAATTTCCTCGACCTGGGCAATCTCGGTGGTGAATCCAAGGCTGATCGTTGGCCGCGCTTCTTCCTCGGATTCACCAGCCATCACTAGGGCGATGCCAGCGCAAGTGCTGAGCAGATCCTTAATTTGGCGCAGCGTAAGCTCAGAATCGGTGCGTATCTCAATGTCACCGACCACAATCTTGACCATCAGCGAGCGCTGCCCTCAGCCAACAGGGTGTAGGCAATCGCATCTAGGTAGTGGTCACGGTCGTAACCTGCACCGCAGCGCGCGCGGGCAATCTTGAGTAGCACCATCATTTGCGCCACATCGGTGACCGATATATCCGCACCGATATACCCCGACCACATCTGCGCGATACGCGCAAGGGTGTCCTCAGGTTTGCCGTGAGTGGCCATGCGCTCACCCATCATGGTGGCGACAGCCTCGGATGCAAGCGCAGGATCAATCACAGGTGCTCCTATATCGCTCTGGTCTGACCGTTGGACATAAGCCGCATGTGCGCGTGGCATTCCTCGCAGACCACTCGCAGGTAGGCCGCCGTCTTGGTGCGGTGAATGCCATCGGGGGAGAGTCGAGTGCCACCGCAATCAGCGCAGGCATTCATATCGCCTGACCACAGCCCAGCGTGGGGCATCTTGAGCCACGCGCGTAGGTAGGTTGCCAACTCTGCGGTGATATTGACATCCTGCTTGCAGTAATTTTCCATCGTTTTCCACGCAGCAGCATCACCGGCGAGCACGCGCTTCCAAGTCTCAAAGCCGCCAGGGTCATCCTTGGCATCAAGTCCCAGAGCATCAACGATTGCGCCAAGTTTGTTGGACATGAACTTAAAGCGCTTGCGCATGACAGGTAGCAAGTCAATGTCTATCCACGGTGATGGCGGGCCGTATCCACGCAGCACCATCTCGCGCTGCAAGTGCGGCACGTCAAACTTCACATGGTTATAGCCCACCACAATGTCGGCCTCATCAAGCAGCGACCACGCAGCGGCGATCATGTCATCAGCACTCTTGCGCTCAGAGAAGAACATGGTGCGCGATTCACCTAGCCACTTAGCCGCGAAGCACAACACGCGGCTGGGCTCAATCACCTGTGACGGTGAGATGTTCTGGTCAAACAATCCCCAGACAAAGGCTTGCGCGGGGGCTGTTTCAATGTCAAAGACCAGGATGCGCTGCGGTGTCTGCGCTGCCGCGAGTTGCTCGGCGTACCTATCCGCTAACCGCATCGCACTTGCATTCGCCGCGCCGATGCCGACCAATCACGGAATCTCCCACAGGGGTGTCGTTTGCCTTGAGCAGCCGAGCAATCGCTGCGTGTGACTCATCGCTGGCAAGTAGCTCAACAAGGAACGTGCGGTCAGCAGGGTCAAGGGATGCCATGACCACCGCGACCGTGCACGGTGCGCCAATGGTGGGGTTGGCGAGGTTCTCATACAACCTGGCAAGGCTCATTTGTACAGCAACGCCCAACGCTTGAGGGTAGCCAAGGTGTAGCGGCTATCTACCTTGCGAGCAGGTGCCCAGGTTTTATGGTTCGGCAGGCGCATCTTGAAGCCTGACCAGCCGCTGGCATCCTTGCAAGCGTTAGCCAACTTACCCAGCGAGCGCTTCTGCGCTGCGGTGAAGTCACGCTTGCGGCCCTTGCTGACCACCTCAACACCGAGCATGAAGTCATTACCCATGTCATCAGGGATGCCTAAGGCTTGATAAGGCTTGACGCCCTTGAATGACCCCTTGCCTGCGTGCCAGATGGGGTAGGCACTGTGCACATAGACGGTGCCGTCACGGTCAAGGGTGAAGTTCGCCGCTGGCACCTCGTAGTGATTCTGCACAAAGTTAATGACGCCCTTATTCGCTCCACGCTGGTTGCCTGGGTGCTTAGGGTCTGTGCTCTCGGTTGCAGCGCCAGCCGTGTGGTGCACCATCAAGGCAACAGGTTCACCGTTGGGCCGCCAACCGACGCGGCGTTGCTTATCCCACTCAGGCATAAATACCACTTGGCCGCCAAGTCGAGCACGCAGCGCGGTCTGCAATTCTTGCGCGTACTTCATGCCTCATCCACAAATGACGGCGTGCCCTTATTGCCCACGCCTGTGGCAATCAGGGACATGAGCACGCTAGAAAGCGCAGCGAGGGCAGCAACGCTTAATGCCTGTGCCCAATCCACTTCCATAATGCCTGTCACCTGGGTGCCCCACAGGGCAAGCAGGGCTTGAGCTGCCGTGCGTATCGCACGCTCGGCGGTGTCTTTCCAGAATGCGAGTGACCACATGTTTGCCTCCGCAGGGAATAAAAAAACCGCCCGAAGGCGGTGGGGGATTGTGTTGCGCTTACAGATCGTTGTTCAGGTGGTAGGTAATGTGCTCATCAACCTTGCGCCGCACATCTTTCATGTCGGCTTCTATCCGGTTGAGTTGATCCTTCACCGATGAGCCGCCGTTAGGTTGGAACGCGCGGTGCATGGAGATCTGTGCCTTGATAAGCCACAGGATGCCCGCGAGCATCGCTGAACCGATAACCACCAGCGGCACAATGTCGGTGGGCGCGTCAAAGGTCATGGCGCTTCCTCAATGACCGGTGCCTGTTCCTCGATGACCGACGCCTGGGGCTCTATGAATACGTCTGCCTCGGCGTCGTAGGTGTAGCCCTGTCCTGGGTAGCATCCACGGCGCGAACCCGTGTAGGAGCAATCTATCCACGTTCCGGCTACGCCGATTCTGTTGCAGTATTCGGTGATCTTGGCGTCGTCGTCGTCCATGTAGGGGATCACGATTACTTCGCGGACGATGCCGTCCTCGATGCGTGCCGCGTGTGCGTTGTGATATGTCATTTAGACCGCCACCCTAACTATTACAATGCCGGAACCACCGGAACCACCGGAACCGCCAGAGGTACCGGTGTTATAGCCATTAGCGCCACCGCCGCCGCCTGTATTTACTGTTCCATTTGTTCCAGCTGTTGCGCTGTCTCCCGATCCTGCACCACCACCGCCGGATCCACCTGCGCCGCCAGGATTGGCAAACCCTCCACCGCCGCCGCCACCGGCGCGAGTTACCGATGTACCTGTGATGCTGTTCGCGGTTCCAGCGCCACCAGCTCCACCACCGCCCGCGCTGCCTGGTGAACCTGTTGCAGAAGCGCCACCACCACCGCCGCCGCCATTGGAAACCGCGTTGCCTCCGGCGTTGCCTTGATCGGTTGTTCCAGATCCGCCTACCCCGATGTCATATCCGCCCCCACCGCCAGAACCGCCGGAGTCTCCTGTACCGACAGATGCGCCGCCCATTGCGCCGCCGCCTCCGCCTAAAGCGAAATAAGAGCCTATTCGGCTCGCTTGGCCTTGGAAACCTCTGTATCCAATACTGTTTGTATGTATTCCTCCTGCGCCACCTCCACCTACTGTTACGGTCAGGCTGCCGCTTGGTAAATATGCATTGGTTACATATAAATGTCCTCCTGCGCCGCCACCGCCGCCAATGCGCGCTCCTCCTCCGGCGCCGCCGCCGACAACAAGAACATCAGCGAAACCTGCCGTGGTAACCGTCAGCGTGCCCGACGCCGTAAACGTCCAATATTCATACCCCGTGTAGGAGCCGGTCGGGGTATCGCTGATTTGCGCAGCAGGAACACCGCCAAGGGCCACCCATGCCGAGCCGTCATACACCTCAACGGTGCCACCACCCACATGCGTGACCATGCCCTCTGAAGGCGTGGGGATAGCAGATGCACGCGCAGCGGTGCCCGCAAAGTTCATCACCGCCTGGTCTTGCAGGTAGCCATTCACGTCAGACGCAGTGAGCACCTCACCAGCGGTGAACGTTTTTCGACCAGAACCAGCCATGTCTCTCCCTAGAGTGAAACCCAAGCAGAACCGTCATACACCTCAACGGTTCCGCCACCAATGTGAGCGACCATTCCTTCAGTGGGTGAAGGAATGGCAGAAGCGCGAGCAGCGGTGCCCGCAAAGTTCATCACCATTTGATCTTGTAAATAATTCTGAACATCGGATGCGGTGAGCACCTCACCTGCCGTGAATGTCTTGCGACCTGCACCAGCCACGAAACCTCCCTAGAAGCCAAGCGAATCGGTATCAAGGACACCGAACGCTGACGAATCAAGAATGAATGCCGCCTGCGCCTGACTCATCGCAAGGCTCACCGTGTGCGATCCAGGTGACACCGAATGCGCGATGCGATCCACGGTGGCGTATTGCGTGATGGCTGAACCAACCGTGGGGGTGAGTGTCACCACCAGCGGCGAAGTGACATCAAGGGCCGCGATGACCGATTGCTGCGCAGCGCTCAAGCCATCCATCAACACGGAGACTTCACTGATGCGAAACGTCGGATCTTTGTAACGGCTCAGCAAGTAGGCAGCCAGGTCGCCAAGTTCGGTGTCATCATCAAAGAGCAGATTGGACTTGCCCAACTCGCTGATGCCGTAGGCCGTCTGGCTGGTGGCATCAGAAACCGTTGCCGTGCCGCCATTAGCCCGCGATAACACCACTTGGTTGTAAAGCTGCTCGGAGCCGTAGTCAATAGACACCGATGAGATGGGAATACCTGTGCCGCCAAGGGTGGTGGTCACCGTGAAGTCCTGCACCGCTGCGCGGTCAAGGAATGTGGCAAGCCCAGCGCGATCCATGAAGAACGCACCAAACTCGGTGTCGGTGATTGTCTGGATGTAATCCAGCGCATTGGGGTTGTTCGGCGTATCGGCCTGCAACGTCACCACGCCCGTGTCAATGGCGCGCTTAGACGATGGCCAATCAGCACCATTGAGAATCGTGCCCACTCGACCACCCGAGGTTTGCACCGCTTGCGTTGCCGTGCCAACGGTCACTTGACCAAGTTGCACGAAACCGTCAGCGCACACCGCCGTGGTTGTTGAATCGCCTGATACGTCGAACTCAATGTTCCAATCGTCCACAAAACCTGTGAAGATCGGCTCATCATTGACCGTCACTTGCACGTTCTTGCGCGGCACAATGGACTCGGCATAGGGGCTCACTGCCGTTCCAGCCGTGGGGTCAAAGAGTCGAGCGCGGTTGTCCAACACGATCTGCGCGGAGCCTGATTGCGTGCGGTCAAGGATGCGTGAGCGGCCACGCGAGGTGGACACGCTGCGCACATACTCGGTCACATCCACCAGCGAAAAGTCACCACCCAAACCGAACGTGGTGTTATCCAGCAGACCTTTCACCGAGTCATCAAGGGTGAAGAAGTTCGTGGTGCCGCCAGCGTCCTGGTCAAAGGCAAAGACAACCTTGAGCGTCATCACGCCACCGTGATAGGCACAGGCCCGTTGCGCCGCTCATACTGCTTCAAGGCATCCACAATCTGGCGGCCCACCTCGGCACCGTTGGTGCCCATGCCGGCATTGACCGTGAGGTTGATCGTCGTGCCACCCTTGGCTGTCATGTTGCGGTCAAGCGGGATCACGGCTTCAGGCCCAGCCTCACCAATGAGCGCAATGGTTGGCCCTGTGACGATGCCACCAGCAGCCAAGCCAGGGATGCTTCCAGCCACGGCAGGTGTAGCAGCCGCAGGTGGGGTGCCTTGGGTTTCGTATTTGGTGATGACCGTGATGACAGACGTACGGTTGAGGGATGCGGCGAGATTGTCCATGATGCGCTGCATGCGCTTATTTGATGGCCCACCAGGGCCGAGGTCGGCAGCGAAGCCATCAAGGGTGTCTTGGGCTGATTTGACGCCTGCACCGTAGTAGGCAGATGCGGCGAGCAACGCAACCTCATCAGCAGCAGCCGTTGATGTTTCCACCAGGCGGTTGGTCTGTTCGATGGCAGTAGCGCCACCCTCAATCAACTGATTGGCAATGCCTGTGCCAGCGGTCACACCAGCAGCCAACACCTGCTGCAACGCCTCAGGGGAAAGGCCAAGGATGACTAACTGCTTGATGCGGTCAGCAAAGCCCACCGCGCTTTCAGCCTGTTTGGTTAGCGCATCAAGGAATGACATACCAGATTCTTGGGCAGCCTGGTAAGCGTCACCGAACGAGAACGCCTGCGTGATGGATGACACCACGCTGTCCTTGAAGTTGATGAACGTCTGCTCAGCATCACGCAGATTGTCCTTCAACTGCGTAATCAGGTTGCCATATTTCTCGGCAGGTGAATCCTCAATACTGGCAAGCAGTTCCTTGCGAAGATCGGCAAAGGATGTCTTGGCTTTGGCCGTGGCCGAACCAAGCCCACCAGTGCTTGTGGCTGCTTCCTCGCTGCGGCGCTTCCACTCATCAAGCGTGCCGCCAGTGAATGAAATGTCAGCACCGAGCGCGCGAGCTTGAGCCGTCATGCGGTCGGTGGCTGCACCAGTGGAGCGCACAAACGAATAGTTATCGCGCGTGGCTTGCTGAACCGCTGGAATGTAGCCCTTAATGCCAAGAGTTAGCCGTGCAATCTCGTTGGCCTGATTTGACGCAGCCTCAGCCGCTAACTGCTCAGCGTTGCCATACGTCTGAATGGCCTTCGCCCCAACGATGAAGCCTCGACCAACCAGCGGGCTGTTCAGGATTAAGTCCTGAATGGTTTTCAGCAATCCCTGGCTGTCATCATTTGCCTCAGCAGCAGTCGCGCCTAACTCATTGAGCTTGCGAATAATGCCGCCAATGCCATAGGTCAAGTCAGCAACCGAATCGGCGGTGTCCTCAATCGTCTGGGCAAGTCCAGCGCTGCCACCAAAGGATTGAATGGCACCGTCCACGGCGTAATAAAGACCCTGGCCAATAGCAATCTTGGCATTGTCCACCGATGCGGAAAGCACGCGCATCGTGTTAGCAAGCCCATCAGCGGTGCGCGAGAAGTCACCCTGTTGCACGGTTGTCTGCGCGAGGATCTCGGCCTGAGCAGCGAGCACGCGCTGCTGCTGGGAAAGTGCACCAGAGCCGTTGTAGATGCCCATTTCCATGGCACGCGCTTTGAGGGTAGCGTCATCGAGTAGCACGCCAAATCTGCGCAGCGGCTCAGACTCTCCACGCAGACCAGCACCAAGTGCCTGGATTGCCTCATCAACGGTCGTGTTGTTAAACGATGCGAGGTCGCCGGCAAGTGAAGTCAGATCCGTAGAGAACGTGTTGAGAGAATCGCCAGCGAGCCCAGCAGACTTCCCGAAAATGCCAAACGTGGCAGCAGCGTCAAGCGCAGCCGTCTTGGATAGGCCCATCGCAGTATTAGCGGATTCGGCCCATTCGTTGAGGGTGGCTTGACCACCTGGGCCGAAAACCTGCTGCACCTTGTTCTGGACTTCGCCAAAGTCCGACGCAGCCATGATTGCGTCTTTGCCAAGGTTGAGTAGCGCATAACCAGCGGCGGCAGCTCCAGTAGCAATGGCTGCGGTAGCCATGCCGGAAATCTTGCCAAGTCCGGTGAATGATTGCTCAGTGTTGGCTGATTGGCCCTGCAAACTCTGAAGGTCTTTGATTGCCTTCTTGATGTCGCGGTCGTTGTAATCACCAGTGATCGTGACATTGATGGGCGACTTGGCCACTAGACCCTACCTCCTGCCACAGACTTGGCTGCCTTATCTATGGCTGCCTCAATTGCTCGGCGGGCTTCTGGCCCTGCCGAATAGAGCGCATCTGTCAAGGTGCGCGGCCAGCGCTCACCCCACCTGTCATTGAGATGTTGATTGAACGGATCACCGCTGCGATTCCTGCTGCCCGCTAGGGCAAAGATCGCACCAGCAGGTGTCTTGGTGATGACTCGACCAGCGAACCGCACCACCTGCCCGCGCTTACTTCTGCGAACCGTCTGCGGCACGATTCCCGCTGCAACAGCAGAACCGCGAAAGCCGAGATCGCGAGTGCCACGCACAAGCGAAACGGCACCAACCTGACCTGTCTGACCTGTGGGCACATTCCACGGCCCCCAACCACGCAACGCGCGTTGCGGGGTATTGGATCGCGCATCTGCTGCAACACCGAGCAGACCTTGCTTGATCTCTTTGTTCAGCGTTGAATAGACATCTTTATCAAACTTGGACAAACGATTGACCAAGGAAGCCACGCCTTCAACCTCAACATTCATTGGCATCAGCGTGACCCCTTCCGCATCTCATTTGCTCTCCAACGTAGATAGCGGTGCATCGTCGCCAACATGCGCGGAGACTCACCGAGAAGCGCCGACGGTGGCACCTTCCATTCATAGGACAGGTGCGTGATCAGCCAGTGGGCGCTTTGCTCTCCAAAGGGGGAACATCAGCATCCTTGCCAAGTCGAACGCTCACCACGTTCTCACACCAGGCATCAAAGTCTGGCGTGTCAGGCTTGGCTCGTTTGATGCTGTGCCACGCCATGAATAGAAGCCATTCAATGCGTGGCTGGCCTTCTTGACCCATGAGCGCTTGCGCGCCTGGGCGGTCATATTGGCGCTCAAATGCGATGAAGTCGGGGACGGTCGCGGTTGTTTCCGCCCCCGACCCATCGGCATATTCAACGCCCAAGGAAAAGGTGAGCATGCGCAGGTGTCCTTTCAGACCTAAGCGGAAGTACCGCGAGAAACAGTGCCCGACACCGGCCAGGTGACAGACAGAGTTGCAAGGTCGCCAACCGAGGATGCAAACGGCTGGTACTGGTTCACCAAGCACACAGCGGTGTAGCTCGGGTTGGTTGCCGAAACGGTGCTGCTGGTTGGCTTAATGACAACCGTGGCGAGCGTATTGAGCAGCGGGAACAGGGTTGCGTCCACACTTCCTGCGCCAAAGTCTTGGTGGAATTCCAGCGTGACAGATGCCTGCTTCAAGCCACCGACGCGCGTGCGCCATTCGCCACCAAAAGCAGTGGTTTCGACATCATCGCTTTCAACAGTGAGTTCAGCGCTTGCAAGGCTGGTGGAGAAATCCGTTCCACCCACGGTGATGCTGTAATCAGTGGCGACAAACTTTGCCATGAGGGATGCCCTTTCCTTATTGAGCGAACACCTGCACGACGAACTCCGCCGCGAGGTAAGTCACATCACCCACAGGTAGTGACGTGTAATTCCGCATCTCGGTGACGCGGAGGTCTGATATAGCGCCATTGAGGTCACGGTCTGACTCAATGGCGGTCTTGATGCTGGTTGCACCACTTGATGCGCAGTAGGCATCTAGTCGAGATTGCGCGCTGCGCTCATCTACGCGGCCCACAATCACCAGCACAGAGAATTCGTAGGTGTCTAGGCCGCGCTTAAACGCGGTGTCATAGTTGATTGTCTCGGGCTTGATGACGGCAATCGGTGGGTTGATCTGATCAGGCACCCACGCGCTAGTGCGCAGCCCTGAGATCGTTGCCAAGTTGGTGGCAAGTCCTGAGCGAATGGTGGCAACGTCAGCCATTACGCCACACCGCTGTAACGCACATACGGTGCAACGAGTTGCGCCACGTCAGGATCTAGTTGGCGGCTGACCCTGATTGCACCCATGTCACCGAAGCCGGCAACGCCAAGTGGTGAATCAAGGCGCTTGAAGATGCGTGATGCCTGAATGACAGCAGCCTGGGTGATAACGCTGGGAACGCTCGGCCAGCCCCACGTGGTCGTGATCTTGACGCCAATCTCAGAGAAGTCGAAGGGCCACAGGTAATCGCCCACCGCACGAATGCGGGTGTAAGGCCAGGTGAGCCCATCCATGTATTGGTTCAGCGGCTCAAGCTGGTAGTCATCGGTGCCCCAGGTGACTTCCCATTGGGCAGGGTCATAGTCGCTGGTCTGAATGGTGATCGCTGTGCCGGCAATGTCATCAACGCGCAGAACGTAGGCATCTTCAGCGGCGAAATAGCGCGTTGCCTCAACTGTGCCAAATGAGCGCCCGCAGTAGCCGTCAATGAGTTCAGACGCGGCTGAACCTGCCATGTTGATCAGCGAGTCATCTACCGAATCGGTGATGCGCAGCGCAGCCTTGATTTGCGCGGTGCTGGCGTAAAGCGTCATTGCAATCCTTTCGCCCATTCCGCTATGCGGCTGCGAGTCGGTTCCTTAGGTGGCTGTATCTGGTCAGCATGTTGGCCGTAGTCAAAGTCAATGCGGCCCGTGTTGGTAAACGTGGCACCCAAGTGAGCAAAGCCCACCCACAGCGCCCAATCCTCAAACGGTGCTAGTTGCGGTTGAAAAGGGATCTGCTCCCATAAGCTGCGCCGAAACGCTGAGCCGCAAGGAATGAAGTTGTCATTGACGGCGAGCACATCGGCAGCGGTGAATCCGTGAGGATGCCAGAAACCACCTCGACCAAATTGCATCCCCATCGCCACCACGTCAGCCTGGGCAAAGCGCAGACCGTCAA